TAACGAGGGGCCGCGGACGAACACGTTAGACCTGTGGGCTCGTGAGCACTTTAAGTCGACGATTATCACGATTGGGGAGTCGATACAGGACGTGCTTCGGGACCCGGAGGAGCGGGTAGGGATATTCAGCCATACGAAGCCTGGGGCGATACGGTTTCTGCGGGCGATAAAGTTTGTGTTTGAGACGAGCGAGATACTGAAGGCCGCCTTCCCGGATATCCTGTATCAGGAGCCGAAGAAAGAAGCGTTTAAGTGGGCGGAGGAGGATGGGTTATTTCTGCGGAGGAAGGGCAATTACAAGGAGCCCACGTTTTCTGCTCATGGGTTAATCGAGGGTATGCCGGTTGGAGACCACTATTCCAAGCGGGTATATGACGATGTTGAGACGCCTGACCTGACCTATACGCCTGAGATAACGCAGCGGCTTAAGGACCAGTATGACATGAGTCAAAACCTGGGGACTCTGGACGGGCGAAGTCGGGTTGTGGGGACGCCCTATCATCACGAGGGGCTACTCATGTACCTGAAGGGAAAGGTGAAGGAGGACGGGACCCCGCTCTATACGACTAGGCTGAAGCCGGCGACAGAGGATGGGGAGCCGAACGGGCGGTCTGTGTTCTTGCCGGAGGAGCGTCTGGTAGAGCTTAGGACGAACCGGCAGATGTTTTATTCACAGCAGCTTCTTGACCCTACTCCGCTTAGTCAGGTCAAGCTGGACCCCCGAATGTTGCACGAGGTATTCACGGCTGAGATTCCGAAAAAGCTCATACGGTTCATGGTGGTTGACCCTGCTGGCGTACGGAAGGACCGGGTAGGGGACGCCTGGGCGATGTGGGTAGTGGGGGTAGAGCCGTTTAGGGATGACCTGGGAGCGTCTGATATTTGGGTTCTGGACGGGAAAGTTGAGGTTATGACGGAGAGTGAGGCTCTCCAGAGTCTTGTCGATATCTACCTACGAAACGGTCGGATAGTGCGGCTTGGTGTCGAGAAGGTTGGCATGAGTACGATGGAGATCCATGTTGCCGCCGCGTTACGTGCCAAGAGGGTTACCGTTACACTTGAAAATGGAGGGTTAGCCATACTCTCTCCGGCTGGACGAAGTAAGGCCCAACGTATTGAGGCGAACTTAGCTTGGCCGTTAATGAACGGGAAGGTTCATGTTTCTGCTGGGATACCGGCTGCATACCGGGAAAGACTCAAGCTCGAGATGCATAAGTTCCCGTTCTGGCATGATGACGGCCTGGACGCTCTTAGTTACGTCTGGGACCTCCTGAAGGATTACAGGTTTGGGCCGCGTGATTTTAGCAAAGCCCCTGAGAAGAAGAAAAGAGATGCGTGGGATGAGGCCTTTGGACAGAGTGACACACTTCGATTTCCGTGGATGGTTGTATAATGGCTGAACTGAAACGACTTTCTGACGTAGGGCTATTCCGGGACAAGCATCATCACATAGTTTTTCTGGACGAGAAGCAGGGCGTTGGGCTGTGCTCAACTGATGCCGGCCATACGCATGAGATTCAGTACCGGGCTGCCGTACCTGAGCAGCCTCCGCAGCAAGACGAGATGGGGAACGAGGTTGCGCCTGGAATGCCAGGACAGCCGGCGGCTTGGCTTGTGTACCCTGGGCCTGATGGGCATACCCATGAGATTGAGGAATACGTCACTAAGTCCAAGAAGGCCAAAAAGGAGAAAGACGAGGAGGTCCTGACTGAGGTCCTGGAACTTTGGCGTACGGCCTCGCAGCTCGAGGGTGACTCGATTAAGAAGGGCCGGGAGTCGGAAGAGTTTTATATGGGCAAGCAGTGGGAGGGCGATACTCCTGACAAGCTAAAGGCCCTGGACCGTGCCTGCCTGACCATCAATCGAATTGCGAAGTATGTCGAGCAGCTCTCTGGGTATCAGAGGCAGCAGCGGGCGGACATTCATTACGTACCAACTAAAGGTGGTAAGCAGCGTGCTGCGGACGTTATGAATGCGGTCTCGAAGAATATTCTCGAGCAGTGTTATTTTGCGAGGGAGGAGTCGAAGGTTTTTGAGGACATGGTGATATCTGGGCGTGGGGTATTCAAGATGTTCATGGACTACTCCTCGAACCTACGGGGTGACCTAAAGATACGCCGGCAGGTCTGGGATGAGGTGCGGTTTGGCCCGCATGAGATGGAGGACCTCTCCGACTGTGAGTACGTACTCGCCTCTACGATGTTTAGCCTCGAGAGACTGAAGAGTCTTTTCGGAGATAAGGTTGAAGAGATTGAGGGAACCTGGGCTCTGGTTTCAGAACTCGACGACATACCCGGTCCATCGACGCAGTGGTCGGACGATGAGTATGCCCATAAGGACAATAACAACATCCCGCTATATCTCGGTGGTTCGGTCATGCTGGACATCTCCAAGAAGGAGATTCGGCTCCTCGAGTGCTGGCGTAATGTGTACCAGCCATCAACGGTGCTGGCGATGCCGGAGCAGGACTTTTATTTCAATGCGACTCTCTGGGACAAGAAAGACATCGACTCAGCCTCGACGATTGATGGGATTCGAGTAATTAAGAAAAACTTAAGACGTATCCGCATAACGAAGTGTGTCCCCGGCGTCCTGCTCTCCGACGAGAATCCAGCTAATCTCCCCGAGGATGATTTTTATTTCATACCGGCCTATGCGCGAAAACGCGGATCGGCCTTCTGGGGTAAGGTTGAGAATGCGAAAGACCCGCAGCGTGAGGTGAACTATCGCCGAAGTCAGATGGTAGACATCGGCAATAAGATGGTTGCCTATAACTACTTTATCGATCCGACCACCTTCCCAGACGAGCAGGAAGAGAAAAAGTTTATCGAGAAACAGAGTCAGCCTGGGGCGACCTTTAAGGTTAATGACCTAAATCGCACCCCCGTCAAGAGCGAGGGCGCGAAGTTCCCGCAAGAGCTGGCTAACATGATTGAGATTGCCCACGCTGAGATTGCGGAGGCGATGAACATAGCCGTCGAGAATGGCGGGGCGAATACGTCTGGAGCTGCGTACCTACAGCAGCAGCGGATGAGACTCACGGGGAATGAGTTCCTCTTCGACAATCTTTCGATGGCAAAAACCAAGATTGGCCGGCTGTTGATTAAGGTGATACAAAAATACTACGGGCCAGATCGGATACTAAATATTTTACAGTCTGAGAACGAGGCGAACGGGTTCGCATTGGAGGGACAGCCACTCAGCGAATATTCGGAAGAGGAGATACTCCAGATTCTTCAAGACACGGACCTGTCGCAGGTCGATGTGGTTGTAACCGAGTCCAGCTATTCACCGACCGTTCGGCTCGCTCTCTTGACTGTATTCGAGAACTTGCAGGCTAAGGGCGTCCAGATTCCGTTTGAGACCTACGTTGAACTTCTCGACATACCGCAGCAGGAGAAGCAGAAGATTCTATCGCAATACGCGCAGCAATCTCAGGACCAGGCCACGCAGGCCCAGGAAACCTCGAAGATGGAAATCAATAAGACCCTAATCGCGAAGGGCATAATTCCGCCGGAAATACAGGCGGATCTCCAGCGGCAGCAGGCAGAGCTGCAACAGCAAAATGGCGGGCAAAACGGAGTACCGCCCCAGTTTAGTCCGACCGACGAGAATCCACTCGCGGGCTATTAGTGAGGATGTATGGTTGATGAAGTAAAACAAGAAACTGAAACCGAGACTACAGGGACGACTGAGCAGCCTGAGACAGTTTCCGTCGAAGAGGCGACAGAGGAAGAAATCGACGCAGCGATGCGTGATCTTCTCGCCCAAGAGGAAGCGCAAGGGGAGCAGCCTGAGCCGGAAGAAACAGCGACCGCAAAGCAGGAAGCGAAACCAGAACCGAAACCCGAGGAAGAAAAGAAACCTTCCCAGGAAGAAAAGTTCACGCTTACCCGAGAACAGTGGGATGACCTGCAAAGGCGCTTAGAGAAAAACGAGAAACAAACACAGTCGCAGGAGCAACTGCTCAAGCGGCGTCAGACGGAACTAGGCGATATTCGGAAGGTACTACGCGAGCGCATCGACGGGCTCAAGAAGGGTCTGGAAGAGAAAGAGCTTACCTCCCCGCGGGAGGTTGTGAAAGACACTCTCGCGATTCAGGAGGCTGAGAAAAAACTCGATGATGTGGATGCTGAAGAGGCAAGGCTCACGCAGGCCGTGCAGACGGAACAGATTGTAAAGCACTACTGTAATTTCGATGAAGCCGGCATTGAGGACATGGCGGAGGCCCTGGCCCAGGACGGATTCGATGAAAATTACGTGAAGGCTTTCAAGCAAACTCCGTGGTTTGCCGGCAGTGCAGATGCGTTGATTCATCTCCACAGGCGGGCGCGAGCGGAAAAAGCTCTCAAGGTTGTACTCCCCTACGCGAAGAATTTATTCGAGGAAAACAAGAAGCTGAAGGACGAAGCCTCAAAACTTCGGAAGGCCCCAGCCGATGTACTGACAAAGGTTGAACAGGCCCTCAAGACTCAGCCTCAAGTTACCGGAGCGAACGGTGGTGCAGCGTCAGGCAAGAGTAAGACTCTGAGCCCTGGCGACATAACCAGACTGAGCGACAAGGAACTGGACGAGCTTCTCGCACAAGCTGACTGACGCCCATAGGCAGGCTCCTCTAACGTAATTTTAGAGGACTTATGGGAAAATTGAACTTTACCACGTCCAATGCTCTCACCAAAAAACTGTGGGATGAGCGCCTTTATCGTGACATCGAAAAGGAAAGCTACTTCTCCAAGTTCGCGGGCACTGGACCGGACAATATTGTCCATACCAAAACACAGCTCGAGAAGTCGAAGGGCGATTCCGTAACGTTTGGTCTCCGTATGAGACTGACCGGCGCGGGCGTCACTGACAACGAGATCCTGGAAGGCAACGAAGAGTCGCTGACCACATACGATTACAGCTTGGCTCTCAAGCAGTATCGTCATGGGGTTAGGGACGATGGCGCACTGACTCGGCAGCGGGCAATGTTCAACTGCACGGAGGAAATGCGCGATGCTATCAAGACTTGGGGTGCCGAGAAACTCGACCAACTCCATTTTGATGCCGTTCTGACCTCTCCGACTAAGGTGGCTTACTACACTACGAGCTACGCAGTCGCAAGTGCCGCGACAGCTAAGGCCGCGATGAGTGCGAGCTATCCGATTGTCCCGAAACTGATCAGCTTTGCTAAGGCTTATGCATCAGGGGCGGGCGATCGTGCGATCGGCGTGCCGATTCGCCCGGTCAGGGTGAAGGGACGCGATTGGTACATCCTGCTCGTAAACCAGGAAGTTGCCTTCGACCTCAAACAAAACTCCACTTGGCAGGGAGCCCAGCAGTACGCGATGGATCGCGGCGTTGACAACCCCCTGTTCACTGGTGCTCTTGGCGCATGGGACGGCGTTATCGTGCATGAGCATGAGAACGTTGATACCGATGACGATGGTGGCGGCTCAACCGTTCACTACGCCAAATGCGTACTGTTGGGAGCCCAGGCCCTTTGTCATGCATGGGGCAAGAGGATGACCACAGTGCAGAAGTCTTTCGACTACGATAACGAAATCGGAATCGCGGTCGATATGATGACTCGCGTTGGGAAGCCGGTATTCAATTCGTTGGATTACGGCTCGCTCGGTGTGTATGTCAGCTGCACAAACTTCTAATGTTTGCGAGGAAATGAATCATGGCAACCACATACACAGCAGATAAAGTCGCCAGCACCGTACAGGCTCGCGCAGGCACAGACCTTACTTGTGTCTATTCGACCTACGAGGCTACGACTAAACTCATCATCAACGACGTTATCCAGATGTGCAAAGTGCCCGCTGGAGCGACTGTTGTTGAGGTCGTACTGTCTTGTGACGATCTGGACACTAGCGCAACACCCGCAGCAGTCCTGGCCGTTGGTGATGGTGACGACGTTGATAGGTACATCAAGGACTCGACCATTGGTCAGACGGGTGGAACCGTACGTTTGGGCTCCGGCATAGTAATAGCCGACTGCTTGGGCTACGAGTACACCGCGGCTGATACGATTGATGTCAAAATCACCACGGCTCCCGCCGCTGGTGGAACCGGCACGATCACACTGGCCGTGTTCTACACGATGCAGCAGTAACAAGAAGGAGGGGGAGGGGCGACTCTCCCCCTTTAATCTTATGACAGCGACAGATTATGATTTCGTCCAGACTCGTACTGAGATAATCAATCGGGCCTTTCGTATTATCGGCGCAGTAGCGGTAGGCCAGCAGCCGACCTCCAACGAGAGTGCTCAGGCCGTACAGGCCCTAAACGATCTGGTCAAGGCGTGGCAGAATGAAGAGCATATATATCTCTGGTCTCTGACGTTAAAGACACAGACTCTTTCTGCCGGCACGTATTCGTATGCACTTCCGACCGATCCGCCCTTCATTTGGGTTGATCGAGCGTACCTGAGTCAATCTGGTTCCGACTCGATGTTAGAGCAGATTACTTGGCAGGAATATCAGGAGATTTACGACAAAGATTCGAGCGGGACCCCATATTCATTTGCGGTGAATGGCCAAGACTCGAAGATTTACCTTTATCCATCCCCGAACGCGACAGACACGCTGTACATGCTGGGGGTTGCAAAACTCAAAGACTGGGACAGTGCTGCCGGCTATGGCGATTTCCCGCAGCGATTCCAGATGGCGTTGACCTATGGCCTCGCCCATCAGTTAAGCCACGAATACGGACTGCCACTACAGGAGCGACAGGCCTATCAGGCTCAAGAGCGATACTATCTCGACAAAGCAAAAACAAGCGATCGGCCTCGCGCCGATGAAGTAGTTGTGAAAGGAGCCTTCGACTTATGAGAGCGACACAGTTTGATTTCCTACTCGCCGGCATTACCGACTCGAACGGTGCGGTCTTAAACGGCGGTAAGGTCTATTTTTATGAAGTCGGTACAACGACCGAAAAAACAATCTGGACCGACCAGGATAAAACAACGGAGGCCGCGAACCCCTACACACTGGACACGCTTGGCCGAGCAGAGCTGTTCGGACAGGGGGCGTATAAGATCGTAATCCAGACATCCGCCGATGTGGATGTTAAGACCTACAACGAGGTCTGGTGCGGCATGGAGGGGGATACAGCTCAGTTTGGAGGGACATCGACCGGCTCATCCAATGCCTACGCAATAACCCTAACACCTTCACTACCATCATTGGAAACCGGTCTTTGTCTCTCCTTTTTG